AATCTTTTCATGTGCCACCATGCAGCATGTTGTTTAGCGCAGAACTTCAACGTGTTGTATATTACTCTAGAAATGGCAGAAGAAAAGATTGCAGAGCGCATTGATGCTAATCTATTCAATGTCAGTCTAGATGAAATTGAAGGACTGAGTAAAGACATATTCACAAGAAAAATAGAAAGACTTAGAACTAACATAAAGGGAAAACTTTTCATTAAAGAGTTCCCTACAGCATCAGCTGGTTCTTCACATTTCAAAGCTCTTGTTAATGAATTGTCTTTGAAGAAAAAATTCAAACCAGATATCATCTTCATTGATTATATTAATATCTGTTGCTCTTCGCGCATTAAACCTGGTTCTAACATAAATTCATACAGTTATATTAAAGCAATCTCAGAAGAGTTAAGAGGTTTAGCTGTAGAATTGAATCTTCCTATTGTAACAGCTACCCAACTTACACGTGAAGGATTTGGTAGTTCAGATCCAGATATGACAGATACTGCTGAAAGCTTTGGTCTACCAGCAACAGCAGATTTTATGTTTGTAATGATAACCAATGAAGAATTAGATTCTCTTGATCAAATGTTAATGAAACAAATCAAGAATCGTTACGGAGATGTTACCAAGAATAAACGATTCACTGTGGGTGTAGATAGAGCAAAACAACGATTCTATGATGTGGAAGAAAAACAACAAAAGAATATCACAAACAGCAACCAGGATCATAATGATAATAGACCTATTCCTGCTACAACAAAACCAGGTTTACCAAAAACTTCTCCAAGAGTTGAAATGTCTGAAAAGATGAAACAAGAAGAATTCAATGAGGTTTCTGATACCATTCAAAAAATGGTGAAAGATTCTCGTCGAAAAAACTATGATGATATTAAGGTTTAACATGAATAGATTACAAAAATTTATACAGTTGGCAATCAATAAAGAGTATGTTGAACCTAGAAAACATGAAATAAGAGTTGGAGAATGGCTTTTCGAAGCAGGATTCAATAAGAAACATATCGTAGAACAACCCAATGGAACAAAAAACCCTCCAGATTGGGTTGTTTATTTTAAAGGAGAATGGCGTTCTATAGAATGTAAAACCCAAAAAAGTAATACTATTTCATTTTTCAATACATATCCGAATCCTGAAACATTATATGTTTTAACCAATATAAAATTCAATGACACTACAGTTTTCTTTGGTTATGATTTTTATGATCGTAGGGACAAAAACAAAGAATTGATTAATCATGCAATATCTTGTCAAAATGAGATACAAGGTGTAATTTCTAAATACAAGTCAATATTCAAGAATCATAAGTACAATCCAAATGGGTTGGCATGTTTTGGTAGACCAGATTGGAAACAAGTTGGTGGTAAGGATATAACAAACATGTTCATTCCCGAGAAAAGAACAAGAAATGAATATAGAGCAAAGATAAGAGCAGGAAATTTGAAATGAGAAACACTAGAACTCTTGGGATAATTTTGGCTGGTGGTAGATCAACAAGACTTTATCCTGCTACTCTATCTGTGACTAAACAACTTCTTCCAATCTATGATAAACCTCTAATTTATTATCCTCTATCACTTCTTATGTTAGCAGGAATCAAAGATATCATTACTATCACAACATCAAAAGAACTTAAATCTTTTGAAACTCTTTATAGAAAATCTAATTTTTTATACGCTCTAAATTGTCCAGTTATTCCTCAATTTCGTGCAAATGGTATTCCAGAAGCTTTCAATCTAGTTTCTGAAGAATTCAGCAAAAATTGGATTGATAAATTTGATCGTATAGTGTTGATTCTAGGGGATAATATATTTCATGGAGCCACTATTACTGGAACCCTTAAAAAAGGATTGGTAATGGAGAATTGTGTAATTTTTGGTCAAAGAGTTCCTGATTTACATAGATTTGGTGTTGCTACATTGAAAGATGATAAGATCAAAACTATTGTGGAAAAGCCAAGTAAGATAGAAGATGTAAAGAATTCCTATGCTGTTACAGGACTCTATGTTTTTCCTAAATCTGTTTTTCAACAAGTTAAGACATTAAAACCTTCTGAAAGAGGAGAAACAGAAATTGTTGATCTAATCAACATCTATCATCAACAAAATGAACTTGATATTGAAATCTTGAAACGTGGTGTTAGTTGGTTTGATACAGGAACACCAGATTCTCTTTTAGATGCTGCTCATTATGTGAAGACCATTCAAACCAATCAAGGCTTCCTTGTTGGATCTCCACATGAAGTTGCTTATAACAATGGTTGGTTAAACAAAGAACAAATTCTAAAATATGCAGATTTGAGTGAAAAATCAAGTTACTCTCAAAAACTTCTACAATTGATTGAGGAAAATAATGACTAATATGATGACTCGTGATGAGATGATTTCTGAATTGGCCAAAGAACTCCCTAGATACGCATACAATTGTAGAGAATTTGTTCCAGGAGAAACACAAGTCTTATATTCTGGTCCATATTGGGATCATAAAGAATTAGAAATGGCGATGACTGCATTGTTAACTGGAAAGTGGTTAACAACTGGAGAGTATGTATTCAGATTTCAAAATAAATTTGCTAGAATCTTTAAAACTAGACATGCGCATATGGTCAATTCAGGATCCAGTGCCAACTTAGTCTTAATTACAGCTCTTAAGAAGCATCTAAAATGGAAAGACGGAGACGAAATAATTGTTTCTCCTGTTGGATTTCCTACGACTATTGCTCCCATTTCTCAGAATAACTTAAAGCCAAAATTTGCTGACATTGAACCTGAAACTCTTAATTTCGATTTGAACAAAGTAGAAGAATCAATTACCAAGAAAACTAAAGCAATTTTTGTCTCTCCAGTTCTTGGTAATCCTCCTGATATGGACCACTTGACTGATCTCTGTAAACACTATAATCTTACATTGATTGGAGACAATTGTGATAGTCTTGGATCTAAATGGAAAGGAAATTATCTAAATGAGTTGTATTATGCATGGACAACTTCCTTCTATCCTGCCCATCATATTACCACTGGTGAAGGTGGGATGGTTTGTTCCGATGATCCTGAACTCATGAAGACAGTTAGAAGTGTATCTTGGTGGGGAAGAGACTGTTATTGTGTTGGTCAAGCTAATCTGGTGTCTTGTGGTACATGTGGAAAACGTTTTTCTAATTGGTTATCAGATGAGGGAATTGATACTGTAATTGATCACAAATATCTATTCTCTAACATGGGTTACAATTTAAAACCTTTAGATTTACAAGGAGCAATCGGGTTGGCTCAACTGGAAAAACTTGAAGAAATAGAAAGTAAACGTAGAATAAATTATAATATTCTTTCAGAAATGTTTGATAATCTAAAAGGGATCAGAGTTGTTAAATCTCTTCCACAAGGAAATCCTTGTTGGTTTGGTGTCCCATTGGTTTGTGATACATCAGAAATTAAAGTTTCTTTGGTCAATCATCTAGAAAAGAACAAGATTCAAACTCGCAATTACTTTGCAGGAAATATTCTTCTTCATCCAGGATATAAACATTTGGCAGATGCTAAGGACTATCCTTTATCTAATAAGGCATTGTCTGATGTGTTTTTTATTGGTTGTCCACCACATTATGGTGAAGAAATATTCAAATATATCAATGAGGTTTTGAATAATTGGAAACTGTAAATAACATGTTTCAGATCTTTGGTGGTAGAGGATTTGTAGGTTCTAGATATCGTTCTCTCTATCCTAATAGAATTATCTTTGCCAATGATAGAGATGATAGAAGTATCGTGCATCAAGATATCTTATACATGATTAGTACGGTTCATAATTACAATGTTTTTGAAGATCCTCATTTAGATATCAATACCAATTTGAATGTATTGGTTGATGTTCTCGATAATTGGAAACTTTATCAAAGAACATTCAACAAACAAGGAACTTTCAATTTCATCTCTAGTTGGTTTGTTTATGGAGATCAGAAAGATCTTGGTGTTAAAGAGGATTCTTATTGCAACCCCAAGGGGTTTTACTCTATTACGAAAAGAGCAGCCGAACAGCTTCTAATTTCCTATTGTGAGACTTTCGGACTGAATTATCGCATTCTTAGACTTGGGAATGTGATTGGACCAGGAGATAGTAAGGTTTCTA